AGGTGATAAATGGCTAAAACGGCGCATCAAAGTTTTCAATGAATATACTCTCAAATCATTAACAGCACAGAAAAAAAAGGAATTTATTATTTGGGTTTCATGGCGTCTGGAAGAAAGAAATAATCCAATAGTGCAGGAATTTGTCAGGAATTGTGAAAAAATCCGTGGCATGAGGTTTGTTCATACATTTCATGGTCTTTGTTTCTGGGATGATAAGTATAATGACGATATTGCGCTACAAAGACTTACTGATGCTTTAACTGAAACATTGCCAGAATTGAAAGAATACATTCCGAATGACACTGATTTGGTGTACATGACGATTCAGCCTTCTGACGATATGTATATGAACTATGTCGTGGAAAAGATTCAGAAGTATGAAAATGCTGGAGTGATTGGGTGGAAGAATGGTTATCTTATGGATTATGCGAAAAAAGAAGTAGCGGAATATAATTGCAAAACATCGCCGCCATTCGCTACTCATATTTTTACGCCATCAATTTTTCTTGATCCGTTAAAACATCAAAAATTTACTGGTCCTTATAAAAGTCACGAATATGTAGGGTTTACTGAGCCTCTTTTTGAGGATCGTGGATTTGTTGTTGGTGTGCATGGTGAAAATGTATCAACTGTCTATAATCATCCGTGGCGAGGTAAAATATTAGATAATGCAGAGGCGGAATCAGTTATGGCAGCAACTGACACTTACTTTTCTGAGCCGATCTTGTTCCCTGATTCATTGAGACTAAAAGTAAGAAAATGGTTGAATAAAATGCCATTAAATGATAAACTAAGAGAGGTATATCACAAATTACCTGGTGGTTTACAAAAATTTTAATCTTAAAAATTATATGAATTTACGTACGAAATTACGGAAAATACATCACATACGGCAACGTATTGCAGTTTCAGAGAAAAAAATGTGGGATTTAGAGTTTCTTAAAAACAAAATGAGGGCACAACGTGAGGGATTCCGACAAGAATATGATCGCATCAATGAATTAGTAGATGCTGCGACTCGTCGGCTTGATGAAGAAAAGCAGAAAAAGGATAAAGATCAAACGATTATCGATAATTTGACGAAATACAAAGAGAAACATCAACCCGATATTGAGCAACTTAAAATGCAGATTGAAGGCATAGACGGACAAATTGAAGGTGCTGATGGAAAACAAGGTATGGATGATGTAATTGATGGGTATAAGACAATAATCGACCTTCTTAAAGAGTGGAAAAAACAAGTATGGTCATCCTAGTCACGGGATCAAAAGGATTTGTAGGATCAGCAACGGCTGCTTATTTATTGGAGCAAGGTCATGATGTTGTATCTTATGATATCATGGAAAAACATGATATTCGTGATTATAAACAATTACTTGGTGTAGTCATTGAAACTCAACCCGATAGAATACTTCATCTTGCAGCTATTGCTCGATTTTCAGAAGCAGACAAAGATCCGATGTTAGCCCACGAAACAAATGTTTTAGGCACAAAAAATGTCGCGCAAGTTGCGAAAGATTATAAAATTCCGGTGGTATATTCCTCCACAGGTTCTGTGTATATGCCAATTAAACAGGAGCCGCCTATCACAGAGGAGTTTATCGCTTGTGGAAATTCTGTTTATGGATGTACAAAATATCTTGGGGAACTTTATATTAAGCAAGCAAATGTTCCTTATATTATTCTTCGATATGCACATTTGTATGGCAAAGAAAAAAGGCATCATGGCTTAATTGGCGGTTTTCTTGAACGTATTGAGCGAGGATTAGCACCTACGTTGTATGGAGGAAAGCAATCGAATGATTTTACTTATATCAAGGATATAGTTCGGGCAAATTATTTAGCTCTTACCGCACCTTGGGATAAATGGAATGAAGTGTATAATATCGGTACTGGCGAAGAACTTACTGCAAAAGAAGCGGGGAAAATTGTATGTGAGATTGCCGGCTATCAAGGAGAAATTGAAGAAAAAGAACAAAGGACTGTTGATCCTGGTAGATTTGTATATGATTGTAAAAAAGCAGAAACGAAATTAGGATTCAAAGCAGAATACGATTTTGCTGCTGGGCTTAAAGATATGTTTTTATGAATCCTTTTCAAAATATTTGGGGCAATGCAAAAATTGGAAAAGGAACAAAAATAGGAGCTTTTGTTGATATAGGAGGATGTGAAATTGGAGATAATTGTTCTATACAAGCATTTGTTAGTATCCCGCCTGGGTGGAAGATTGGTAATAATGTTTTTATCGGTCCAGGAGTACGATTTGCAAACGATAAATACCCTAAAGCAAATGGAGAATGGAGCCTCAATCAAGGTATTGTTGAAGATAATGTATCAATAGGTGCAAATGCTACGATTTTACCAGTGAAAATAGGAAAAGGCGCTCTAATTGGAGCAGGGTCAGTTGTCACGAAGGACGTTAAAGAAAATACTGTTGTGTATGGAAATCCAGCAAAAGAAAAAGAAATGCACAGATGAAGATTGGATAAAAAGAAACAGGGAAAGATTAAGAGATTAGTATATGAATGAACAAGAAAAACAAGAAGAAAACAAGCCTAAACGTGATGAGCATGGACGTTTGTTGCCAGGTAATACAGCGAATCCGGATGGAAGACCAAAAGGTAAAACGATCAAAGAAAGAGTTCGTGAATGGCTTGAAGAACATCCGAATGATATGGAATCTTTTGTTCAGCATTTTGTTAAAAAGAATAGAGATTTAGCTTGGCAGATGTTGGAAGGACGCCCCAAACAAGATCATGATGTTGATTTGGGATTTAAGCCGAAACCTTTAGACGATGTATATCAAGACGACAGCATACAAGAAAATCAAGCAGATGAAGAAGCGGATCAGAGCGATTCAGGGAGGAACGGCAGCATCTAAAACGATTTCAGTATTGATTTATTTGATTGCTCTTGCTCAATCTGATGAAGATTCAACATTAACAAGTGTAGTGTCTGAGTCATTTCCCCATTTACGACGCGGTGTTATAAGAGATTTTCTCTCGATACTTGAAGAACAAGGGTATTTTCGCCCATTACTTTGGAATAAAACTGATTATACTTATACATTCGAGACAGGTAGTAAGATTGAGTTCTTTTCAGCAGATCAACCGGGAAAAGTGCGTGGTCCCAGACGCGATAGATTGTTTCTTAATGAGGCGAATAATATACCTTATGAAACATTTGATCAACTTGAAGTTAGAACAAAGGAGTTTATTTTTCTTGACTGGAATCCGACAAATGAGTTTTGGTTTTATGATAAAGTAGCTAATAGAAATGATGCAGAACATTTGGTAGTCACCTATAAAGACAACGAAGCACTTGATAGACGTATTATTGATTCAATAGAACAAAGAAAGGATCGGAAAGGTTGGTGGCAAGTATATGGGCTTGGGCAATTAGGAGAAGTTGAAGGGAAAATCTACAAAGATTGGCAGACTATTGACGAGATTCCTCATGTTGCACGGTTAGAAAAATATTGTCTTGATTATGGATATAGTAATGATCCAACAGCAATAGTGGCAATTTATTATTATAATGGCGGGTATATTCTTGATGAGATTTGTTATCAAAAAGAATTAAGTAATAAGCAAATAGCGGATATTATAAAGAATCAGATATACCAAGTGCCTGTAATAGCAGATTCTGCCGAACCAAAGTCAAATGATGAATTAAAGTTATATGGTTTGACAGTAATGCCGGCAGAGAAAGGAGCTGATTCTGTCAGAAACGGCATACAGATTGTTCAAGAACAACGAATATCTGTCACAAAGCGATCAGTGAATCTTTTGAAAGAATATCGAAATTATATGTGGGAAACTGATAAAAATGGTACAGTTCTTAACATTCCACAGGATATCTGGAATCATTGCATGGATGCGATACGGTATGGATTATGTTCGATTATAAAGAAACCGATAATAAAAATGGAGGCATCGGCATTACCAAAATTTGTTTATCCCGAAATAGGTCTATGAATAAGTTTTGGAAAGTAAGATTAGCAACATTAGTGTGGGGTAGTTCAGTCACTTATTTTTTTACAGGAGATTTAGGATTGACTGGTATGATTGGATTAGTGGTTGTTGCTGGCAATACGTTAATTATGTGGTTTTTTTTACATGAAAGAAGTAGGAACGATCACAATACAGCTTGAGGGAGTGACTTGGGATGAAACTGAAAGGATACGGTGTATTATCAATTATTTATTTGAAGGTGGACTTTTTCTGATGAGGAATGGGGCAGCAACGATACATTTTGATTCTGACGGTATGCCCGGCGAGATAAGCACTCCAAGAGTATGGAAAAGAGGAAAGGCTCCTCCTGTTGCAAAATCTATAGACAATGTTAAAATACAAATAAAAGAAAGCACCCTAACTCAAACAACGAGCGGGACATCACGATAAGATGATCCCGCTTATTTTATATGCCATACGAATTATCTGCATCAATTCCAAATCAAGAAGGTGTTTTGCAATCTCCTATTATGTTGAAATTGTTGAAACAAAAAAAGATTGCTTTTGAATATCAAGAACGTAAACATAATGATTGGAATGAAAATTATGAATTATATCGTAATCATGTACGAACGAATCGTCTTACCCAAAGACAAGCAGTCAATATTCCTTTGATGAAAGAAACAATAAATACTCTTTTAGCAAAAATAGATGAAACACCAACTATAGAATGGCAAGAAAAATCAGGTGATGAAAGTAAAGAGATTATATTTCAAGAATTATGGAATGATTGGCAAGAAAGAAAAAATCTTGAAGGTATTGATATTCAAGATAAAAAAACTGCTTTGTTATATGGAAGACCACACTTGAAACTCAACTGGAAAAATGATGATGCAGATGTTCAGGCACTTGATCCATATGATATTCTCGTTGATCCTATGTGTGATCCGCTTGATATTGAAAAAGCGCGTTTTGTTATTCATAAGAATATATTTCGTTCGTTGTCGGAAATATTTGCAGATCCACGTTATTCAAATGAAGGAAAACAAAAGCTAAAAACGTATTTATCAACGAAAGATGGAATGATCCAGACAGGCAGAAATCGTGATGAATGGGAGCGAAAAATGAAAAGACTTCGTGCAATGGGAATGGAATATAGCGAAATGGCTAATTTTAGTGCCGGGGATGTAATTGTAAATCTTACTGAGCAAATATCTGAAATTTGGAATGAAAAAAAGAAAAAATTTGAAAGAAAAGTTATTTTGTATGCTGATGATTATGTCCCATTAGTAGAGGATACTTTGCAGAATCTATTAGGAGTATCATTCTATCCTTTTGTCACTTGGGCTCCCGATATTGAAACTCAAGATTATTATGTCGATTCTATTGCAGATATTGTAAGAACACCAAATAAGATATTGAATATTTGGTTTTCTCAAATGATGGAAAATCGTACTTTGCAGAATTTTAATATGCATTGGTATGATGCCACGGTTCAAGGATACAAACCTCAGACATACGAACCAGGACAAGGTAGAATGTTGCCGGCCCCTGGAGATCCGAATAAAACTATCATGCCGATTAAGATAAGTGGATTGGATGGAAACATGGAATCAATCAATTTTCTTACTAACATCATTGAACGGTCTACAGCAGCTACAGCTATAGAAAAAGGAATATTGCCGCAACAAGAGCGTACACTTGGCGAGATTAAAATA